TTAGTTTTCGTCACCGCGATCGAACTCCCCGTCGAGGCCTAATGCGAGCTGTCCACCCTCAATCGCGTCAGGCAGGCCGAGCGTATGAGCTGCACCTTCCCCCGCCATGACACCCGGTAGAACGCCAGCACCGATTGCAGCGAGATTGCCGCCACTTGCAAAAGCAGCTGGCACGCCCGTGGCCATGCCGCCAGCATAAGGAAGCGCCCCGCGCGCTGCCGTTACGCCGAGCCTCTGCAGAGCCGACATAGGCGGGCCTGGCGATTGCGGGCCATTGGCGTAGTGCGGTTGCGCTTGCGGCGGCGTTTCATTTGTAGGGTGCGAAGACGTTGTGGGCGGCCCCATTTGCTGAGCGGCCAGCGCTTGAATTTGAGCCTTACGAAGTTCATCCATGATCAATCCGTTTCTGAAAAATATTTGTCTAGCGATGCGTTTCCGGTTGCTTCGCCGCGCGGCTTTCTTTGAGCCTCAATCGCGGCTGCCACCTTCCCAACCTTCTCAAGCGACGGCGCCTTGCTTCTCAGCTTCTCAAAATGCCGCCCACCAAAATAGAAGGTGATCACAACACCAAGGACAACCCACATCTCCTGCGGAACGGCCTGCAAAGCCGTCATGGCCACCGTGAAGCCAGGCGGATCAGCTACGGCATAGACAAACAGCCCAACTGTTCCAAGGGCCATTAGCGGCCGCGGCATACGATTTATGCCATCCCAAAGAATGTCCCACCAAGAGCGCGTTGACGCCGCATAGCTAAATTCCCGCGCGTAAGCGTCCTGCAGGGCAACTTGCTCCGCATGATAGGCCTTCTCGCGGCCTTCTTTATTCCCGAGCGTCACCTTGAATAATTCTGACAACGGCGATAGCAAGCTTGACAAGCCAGTGATCCAAGACAGCATCATTAACCTCAGTGTTTAGCTCAACTTCAGGCTCTGGGATCAACTCGGGCTCGTCATCATTGACGGGCTCAAGCTGCTCAAGCTGATCAGGCCAGCGATAGCCAAGCAATTTTGTTTTTGGATATTTCGCTATATTAACAGAGTTTGATTGATTGCCGCCAAGCAAGTAAACATGCGTTCGCGTTTCGCGAATAAAGAACCCAACATGCCCTTGCCAAGAGCTATTGCCACGCTTCAAAATGACGATGCAGCCCAATCGCGGCGAAGTGAGCTTCTTTCCCCATTTCAGATAAGAGCGCGCCAGCAGTGATTTCGTTGTGGGAAGCCCGGCCCGCTTTAAGACGGCGCCGACAAATGCGGCGCACCATGCCGTTTCATCGTCTTTTATGCCCGCAAAGCCCGCTTCACGAAAATATTGGACAATTGTTGCGTTGTGGCGCGTACGAGATGTGTTCTCTTTGACACCAAGCTCGCCACGGGCGATCTGCAGCCATTCCGGCTCGCCCAAAATGACGGGCACATCATCGTTCGCAGGCGCGCCAAGCGAAACGCGAAAGCTTTCTGAGCGGCGGAGCCAGCCCTTGAGAAAACGTTTCTTTTCCGGCTTGCGCCGCACAATGTCGCGAAAAAACGCGTTGCGCTCGTCAACAAGCGCATTGATCAGAACAGGGCCAAGCTTGCGGGAGCACGCCGCAGCCTGACGCGCGGTTTCCGGGCCAATTTCACCGTCAACGTCGCACGGAAAGCCCGCTTTATTCAACACCTCTTGAAGAATTCGCACAGCACGCGATGGGCCGTGGTTGACGGCCATATCGAACACCTTGCCCTCAATAAAATCAGGCAACAGTGCCATGTTGGGACGCTCGTAATAATATTTGGCGTAGATTGATCGAGCTTCACCAAGTGTTAGCCGCCTCATTTCGGCGTCCGTGAGCGAGCGCACGGCGCGATGTTGCGCTAGCCGCTTTGCAGTAATCCCAAACTTTGTTCCGACAAGCTTGCCATTTAGCCAATTGCCGTCGTCTTCACGCCACTGCTGAAAGCCGCCATCTGGCTCATTAGCACCTTCACGCTCAAGCGTAACGGCTAGCTGTCTTTCAAATTGCGTTGACATGAATTACCCAAAATCTGGGAAGGCCAAAAAGCTGTCCAGGTTGGAAACACTTAACAAGCCTAGGCAAGCACTTGTCACGGCACCGCAGCTGTAGAGCCTGCCATTATCGTCAAGTAGCAAAGCCCTTCCGTATCCTTCGTACCCAATCACTGAAAGATCGGCTATCGTTACTTCGGCGAGCCCCATGCACTTATCAATTGATGCATCGTTGGTTACTGTGCCAGCCCCTCGGGCGCCTCGACTATTGTATCCTGACGCGTAAACCTCGCCATCACTTGTCAAGAGAAAGTTTGTAGGGCTATCGGCCCCACACGCAGCAATCTTTGTCACCTTTGTTTGGAAATCACCTGTGGGCTCATAGGGGTTGTTTCGCTGGGTTGTTGTTCCGTCACCTACGGCACCAAAGTTGTTATATCCCCAAGTGTTTATTTTGCCGTTGCTCTTTAGTGCCCAAACTGTTGCATCCCCTCCGGCGGCATTAGCGATGTCAATCCAATCTGTATCAGTGCCCACCTTAGTGAACGCATTTCGACCTGTTGTATCGCCCAGCCCAAGATTGCCCCGCGAGTTGTAACCCGTGGCCCATAGGGTGCCGTCTGTTTTGATAACAAAGCTATTTCCGCTGCTGCCACCATTGTAGGAGTTTTGTGTGTAGCATTTGTCGTTATCGCTACCCATAGACGTGATCTGCTTGAATGTAGTAATGTCTGTTGTGGTGCCGTCGCCGCACTGCCCGTCGTTGTTTCTGCCAGTAGCCCACAACGTTCCGTCGTTTCGGATTACAAGAGTGGTTGTTTGATATGTTGAGCCGATTGCCACCGTTTTTGTAGACGTGAAGCCAGACGCGGGGGCTGGTGTCAAAACGTTGGTTGTTGTTCCGTCGCCCAGCTGTCCATCGGTGTTACTACCCCACAAGTACAGCTGACCGTCGTCGTCAATTGCGGCGACAGAGCAATCAAAGTTGGTGTACGACTGGTTAGAGACAAAAATTTGAGAAATTGTTTTGCTGTTTGTGACAAAGTACTCAATTCGAGTGAAGATGTACCGATCAGTGGTATCGCCTTGACCAAGCTCACCGTCGTCGTTTTGACCAATGCCAAAAACGTTTCCTCCATCATCAAGTGCAATGCAGCCCCGTCCCGTTGGGTGTATTTGCACAATGTCCCCGTGAGGATGGGAGAACGGGATTTTCCTAAAAGCCTCAGTGTCGGATGCTCCCGGATGGCCATTAGCCATCAGGGTTCCGTCACCATTGGCCCAAACTTCATTGCCGTTAACAACAACATAGTTTGTTGAGTGGCCCGAACTTCCAGATTTGAACGACGGCAGCCCAGTGACGCGCCGCCCGCTAAGCTTTGCGATGGCTTGCTGCGTGCGCTGTGGCGTCATGAACTTGTTGGTTGTCGTGCCTGCTTCAGCCTCGGCTTGTGACGCCGCGTCGCCCAGTGTTAACAGTTTGTATGACGTGCCGTCGTCTTCCTCAGCTTCAAACTGGCTGTTCCCGTCATCCCACTTCAGTGTTCGCGGCGTGTCGTTTGTGTCGTCATAAAAATCAATTGCAGCATCGCCACCTGTGTCTTTGCCCACTGTGGCACCGGCCTCAAGTGTCACGCCCTGCTTGAACTCAACAGCGCCACTCGCCTCAATGTGTGCAGCATCGTTACCGTTGATGGTGAAGACGGCTCGCGCCACGCCGTTCGATGCGTCGCCTTCTGTTGACAGTTGAAGTTTAGCGCCGGAGCCGTCGCCGCGGCCTAGACGCAGGTGCTCTGCTGCAGCGCTTGTGTTGTCGGCGAACAGGGATGTCAGGAGGCCTGAAACCGTATCCCCTGATTTGGCAACCTTTCCCGAAATCGCTGTCGTGTTTGACGAAATGGCTGCAGTATTCGACGCAATAGCAGATGTGTTCGTTGCAATATCGCTTGCATTGCCGTCTGCAAGTGCATCGAGCGCATCTAGCGCATCTGCGACGCTTGCGCCCGCCGCGTTAGAAGCGTTATTCATGATGGCGCTAGCGTTAACAGTGCCAATTTCGGCGTCACCAATAGAGTTAGCAGCAATTTGATTGGCACCAACGGCATCTGCCGCGATCTTCCCGGCTGTCACTGCGTCATCAGCAATGGCGGCTGTATCAACGGCGTCGTCAGCCAGCTTGTCGGCCGTCACCGCGTCATTTTGCAGCTTGGCCGTGCTCACCGTGTCATCACCAACCGTAAGTGAGGTTGGTAGCCATTGGCCTGACGAGCCGTCAAATGCAAGTGCCTGCCCGTCTGCTGCGCCAGACGTGTTCACATCTGAAAGGCCGGAAAGCGTGTTCGACACTTCCGGCCCGTTGTTCATCAGGCGAAACGACGTTCCATCATATTCAACATCATAGATCGCAGACGTATCCAGCGAGGCAGCTAAAAGTGGGCTGTTCATGTTATCAACAACAGGCTTCGCGCCAATGCTGTTAATGTTGAGTGTCACAGCGCCTGTATTCGTTGCCGCAGGCGTAAAGCTGAACCGCATGCCGGCTTCAAGGGCGGACAAATCACCGTTGCTGGTGGATGCAGTTATAGTGTTGGCACCAGCAACACTCGATAGGCGATAATGGCCTAGCTCTGCTCCATCTTCGAGTGCGGAAACGATGCGATATTCGGCGCCATTATATTCAAGCTCAACGTATTGCCCGGCTTTGAAATCATTGGCTTGCAAGTCGCTGCCGTCACGTCGCTTGATAGATTTCGCAGCAAGCGCATTGAGCGCAACCGTAACTGCTCCAGCGTTGTTGGAAGCCACAATTCCGCGCAATCTGTAACCAGCGGTTGGCCCAGCGGGAGCCGTGCTTAGTGTGGTAGCCCAAGCGCTTGCAGTTCCCCCAAAGGTTCCTGCAAAATTCAAAACGCCGCCTGTAACCTGCTTGAGCCGCACCGCATCGTTTTCAGACGTTGCTGCCGCTAGCCCCGTAATACGTTTTCCGCTCATGGGAATATTCGCGGTTGGGGTTGTTTCGCCCGTCCGCGTTAGGCAGTTTTCCAGCCCCTCCTTGATGTTTTCCAGCTCTGTCATCACCTTTTCAGAGGAAATCTGATTATCAGGTGATCCGGCTGCCGCATCTTGGCGGAAATCTTCAAGAAGGGAAAATGTTCCGGTGCCACTCCAAGGCATTAAACGAACTCCGAAGCCAAATATCTATTCAATTATAGCCTTGAGCAAATCTTTAGCGCTGGCTTTCAGGCGCTTTGTATGCCTGGCGTTGCGCCACTAAGCCGGCGATAGCTGCGGCAGCGCCACCGGCTCTAATTGTAATGGCATCACTGCCGCGCTGAATGTTTCCTTGAATTTTTCCAACGTTATTCAGCAGTTGAATAACCTGCTTCTCATCCATGCGCGTAAGCATGTCTGCCAATTCCCGTGCCTCGCGCTCCGTCAGATCGCCGCGAATAAAACGTGATACAGCTGACAGCATTCCAAGCGGATTGCCGCTCAGCATGTTTGCAGCAACGTCTGCATCAGCGCTCATTTGATCTGCACCAAGGAGCCGCCGTGCCGTGGGGCTTCCTTTTGTCATCTCATTGACGCGTGAGATTTGATCGCTCTCGCGCTTCATCAACGAAGCCAATCGCGAACCGGCGTCCTCTCCGAGGGCTTCGCGCAGTTTGCGCTCAACTCCTGGCGACGAAAACTGCATAGCCGCGTTTCTGTGAGCCGGCTCGCGCTCGACACGTCGGATCAATTCATCCCCAAACGTTTGCCTGAACGCATTCACCTCATCCGCGCTGGCCTCACCCGTTGCGGTGCGCTGAGCGAAGCCTTCAAAAAGCTCTCGTGATTTGCGGCTATCAGATAGCGCCGTATCCATGCCCGTATTGGCTGCGCGCAGCGCTTCGCTTCCCTGGCGATAGCGAGTGCGAATATCGCGAAAGCTTACGCGCGGCGCTTGGGGATTTATGAGTGAACCAACATTTTCGAAATGGCCTTCCATGGCGTCAAGCAAGCGTTCGCGCATATCTCCGTAAAAAGCTGCTGAACGTCGCGCTTGCGCGTCCATCATGGGCGAGATTACAGAACCCTCGCGAAGGCTTTTCTGCACCTCGTTTAACGTGTCAAAATCAAAGACATTCTCAGGAGCGGCTTCGCCATTGCGAAAGCTCATCATGCGGCGCACGTCTTTTTCAAGAGCATTGAATTCAGGCTGCTCGCGAAGCTGCGCAATGGCGCGGGCTGCAGGAGAGTTTTTTTCCGCTTCTGTAAAAACACGCACCGGCTGATAGCCGCGGAGCGTGTCATAATCATCACCGGCCCAAGCCTTCAGATCGTCGCCCATCTGCGCAATGCGACGCACCGCATTGCCACTGCCGCCAGTTTCATCACGCACTGCGTTAACAAGCCTTGGGCCATGTTGCGCTTGCCGATCAGCGAACCGCCCGGCCCCGACGCTCGCACCTTCCGGGCTAACGGCAATTGCTGTCTCAGCGCGTCGCTGAAGCGCTGTAGCATCGCCACCCGCTTCCGCAATCATGTCGATCACGTTGCGATTGCCGGTTGTCTGCTCATTCCACTGTCTGAAATAGCTACTCACCGTGCGTGGCGACACGCCCACCTCTGCAGCGATATCATCAACACTGCGCCCGCCACGGTTGGCAAACGCCATAAGCAGCGCGTTTTTCTGGCCTTGCGGAAGTGAGTTGCCCTGCCGGCGCGGAAACACCGTATTCATCACCTGAAAAGCATCAGCACCGTCCTCGTTAAAGGCTTGTGCGACGCGGCGTGTTGCTCTGTCTTCAGCGCCTTCTGCAAGCACACGCCCGCCCGCGCGCAGCCCTGATCCCAAAGCCGTGAAGATCGGCGCGGCAACCGCACCTGTAGCCACGCCAAGCGCAGCGCCACCCGCTGCCCCCTGCGCCGTGTCTATAGCATTACCTTCAGCTGCTCCCGCGCCATATGCGCCGCCATAAACGCCGCCAAGGCGCGCGCCCTCCTTCACGCCGTGCCAAACGGCATTTGCGCCCTTGGGCACAGCTTGCGGGCTCACAAGCCGTGCTGCCGCGTTGAGCCCTGCACCGGCTTTTGTTGCCGCACCCACACCTTGAGCGGCACGGGCCAACGCCATTCCCGGAAAAAACGCCGCGGGCAATCCGCCTACAATGTTTGCACCGGCTGCTGTGAGCGGGTTGTTTTTCACGTACGCGTCGTTTTCATCGCGTATGCTCTTGAGTGTGTCGCGATAATCAGCGCCACCCAACGAGCGTGCACCCGCCTCGATCTCGTCAGCAAACCCAAACGTAGCGCCCTGCGCAACCTGGCGGCCAAAATCGCCCCACGTGGCGTGCTGCTCACCATCCTGAAAAAGAAGCCGCTCAAACTCATCAAGTGTGATTGTGTCTGGCCCACTCGACGGTGAAGGCGCACCAAACTGTAAGCGCTCAAATTCATCGAGCGTGATTGTGTCTGCCATCAATACACCTCTTGCCAGGTGTTATCTTTCGCCCCCTTAGCCGCGCGACGTTGTTCAAGAATTGTCTTGGCTTTCTCAACGCTAACGACACGGCCGTCTGGCAGCTTCACTTGCTTGCCTTCAGTTGGCGACCTATCAAACGGGCTTTTCACTCGCTCGTATTCTGTAACGCCCATGTGACGCATAGCCACGCTTTGAAACTGCTTCAATAGCTCGAAATACTGACGCGCATCCTTTGCTTGCGTCATAGCCCTCGCCGGCGCTGCGATTGTAGCGGCCTCGTTTTCAGTGATTGGGCGGAAATATTTAGACAGCAGCTTGACAAGCCCAACCTCAAGAGAATTTGCCTCAATATCGAGACGCGCCTTAAGCGTCTCCGAGGGTGGCCCACCGCCCGTTATCCAGCTTTGAAAATCGTTGTAAGCTTTTGTGCCGCGGACAACACCTAGGCGCTGCTCAAGCAGCTCAGGATCGCCGCTTGCGATATCTGAGATTTCGCTGATTGAGCGCTTGAAGAATGTCGTATCACGATCCTGTTCGCGCTTCTCTTCGGATCGCTTCATTTTCTGCTTTAACTGCAGCTTGCGCTCTTCGCGTTCAATAGCGGCTGCAGTTGCGTTCTCCGTGGCTTTTGCGCGCTGTTCCGCCTTAATCCTCGCCTGCATTAATGACATGCCCGCGCCCGGCAGCGATGACGCAAGACTTGCTTCCTCAGGGCTAAGCCCGTACTCCGCAGACAACTCTTCAGCTGCGCGTCCATAGAAGGGATCATTCGAGCGCGCAAAATCCAACTCAGCAGCGCGCTGCCGGGCAGCCGATGCTTCGCCAGCAAACGCGCGAGCGGCGCCTTTGGGATCAACTTGAGCCAAGCGCATGATATCATCAGGAGCATTTGAGCCGCGCAGCGCATCTATTTGCCTCTGCCGCTCTGCTTCAATCCTTCTTTGCTCACCAAAATCTTTAATTCCACTCGCTAGCCCTGAAAAATCCACGTGCCCTGGATTTGCGCGCACCGTCACGCCCTGAGAAAGGGGTGAAGGGCGGACATTGAACGACGGGCCTTGCTGAGCAGGAATAATGAATGGATTGGCCATTTTACGCCTTTAGAAACTTAATGGTTTGAGCGCGGCGGTGATCGACAGCTCTCATGCTATTCTGTTCTCGCGGCGAAGAATATTTTACCGTGTCCATTGTAGCAGGTTTCATATTCTTCCCGATTTTCGCCAAAGCTTGCTCAAACGCAGCACCGTCAAAACCATCGAAATCCGCATAACGGATTTCTGCGTCATGTTGAGGCGAACTATTGGCAAGCGCAAAAGGTGCATCCGGCGCTTCAAATATACCGGGCGGGACATATCCGGTGTCAGCCTCTCCGTTCGGGTTTGGTGGCACATAACCTGTATCTTGCCCACCTTGCGCCGACAGGAACTCACCGCCCTCGCCGGCTTTTACGGTTGTTGCTGCGCCTCCAAATGTCTCTGGCGCAGCCGCGTCGCCATCGAACAGCTGCGCACCCCATTGGCGCCGCCTAACAAGCCCTTCAAGGCGCTCGCCACCAGCGTTCACATATTGCGTAAAACGGTTCTTGGCATCATCCCAATCACCACGCGCGACGGCCTTGCCAAGCCCGGCATTAAACCAATCAGAGCCCGCATTGTATGTAAGATCAGTGAGTGCCATTAAGCGGCTGCTGTTCTCGGGCTTAGCCAAATCTGGAAAGCGCCGCAAAATTTGCGCTTGCTTTCTCGCCACATGCGCACGCATCTCTTTTTCTGCATTTTGCGGCGATAGATTAATGCCTTTCTTGTAGGGCGTGCCATAGCCCCACGTCATTAGCTTGTAATCCCACTTTGGCTTGTACGGCTTGCCGCCGGCTTCAAAGTGACGGATTGCTGCGTAAAGGGGATTTTGCTGCCCTTGCATGTTTTATCGCCTTTTCAAACAGCAAACGGCGAAATTTTTTGCTCACTGCGCCGCGTTAAGGCCCTAACGTCTTTATCCAAATCCTGCACGGCAGCCAACAGAAAGCCGCAAAAATCAAGCAGGTTTATTGTTACACCATCGCCCAGCCGTGTGATCTTTTGGAAATCTTCAGCCATTGGGCCGAGATGTAAATTTCCTGCATCAAGGCCTGGCTTGTAACGCCATGTTTTAACCGGCAACGCTCTAGCAAGGTCAATGATGCGCGTAGGCTCGCCAATGTCCTCTTTCAACTCAGAGCGCGAGAAAGCCGAAATGCCGGCGCCAAGAACACCGAACGCACCGCTCATCATGTTGCTCTGCCGTTGGGCTTGAGCGTTGTATGCGTTAACTTGCGCATTATAATTGGCCATGGTGAGGCCCTGAATATCGGGCGGCGCGATATTATATTGCGGCACGCCTGGCGCCTGAGGCACGCCAAGAGCTGGCGAACCCTGAATGAGGGCCGATGCCTCGTTAAAGGCTTGCGTCCGGTTAAGAAGCTGCTCTTGCAACGCAGTTCCGCGCAAGTTCTGCTCACCCTGCACCCGCGCCAGCTTGTCAGAATTCGCGAGCTGATTATCTTGCACCGCTTCGCCTCGCGCAGTGCCACGCAGGCTTTGCTCAAAGCTCGTTTTGTTCGCGATGCTATCCCGGAGCATTTGATCGCGCGTCGCATCAATGCCAAATGCAGAGGCGTTAGCAGATTGCTGCTGATTAAAGCCTTGGCCAAGCGCGCCCAAAATAGCTTCATTGCCCGCCAGAGTTTGCCCAAATGCCGCGCTGTTAATCCCCTGCTCCATGCCCAACTGGCGTTGCGCTTCTTGCCCGCCTGCTAACACGGCATCATTTGCAATGCGCTGATACTGATCGGCCTGTCCGCGGTTGAAATTACTAAACGCATCGTTGTACGCCTCAGAGCCCACAGGAATACCCCTATCGGCCAAATCCTGCTCAAGCCTGTCGCGCTGTTGCGTGCGCATTGGATCAAGCAGGCTTGCCTGGCGATCAAAGAACGCCTGCGACACGTCATCTCGATAGGCGTCAACACCCTGGCTATAGCCTGTGCGAGGATCATAGGGCTGGGCGCCCGGCGCCGTTTCTCTCGCCAGCTCGCCAGCAACAGCATTCGGAGCGCCGGCCTGCCCATATAGCTGATCAGCGCGCTGGCCGGCTTCCATCGCGTCTCTTTGGGCCCTGACGCCAGACATGCCAAGCGCGGCCGCTTGCCCTTGATAGGCTTGCGAGCTGGGATCGTATGGAAGGTTTTCGGCGCCCTGCCATTGATTTATCAAAGGATCGCCGTAACCCGTGGGATCGTAGGGCAGCCCGCTTGTGTCGAACTGCTCGGTGGGAATTTGCCCAATTTTTGTGTTTGCGATTTGCCCAAGCCCTACAGCGGCCTGATTTTGCAAATCAAGCTGCTGTTGCCCGCTATCTGAAAGCTGCGTGTATTGTGCAAGGGGCACGCCATCTTCATCTTTTTCGTAGGTGGTTTGGCCATACGGGCTATAAATATCAACGGCGTTTACTTTAGCGCTCTCGCGCACAGCCTCCTTGTTCGCAGTAGCTTGCGCTCGTGCGGTGGCAGCTGGATCAGGAGGCGGCGGTGCACTAGGGCCGGATTTCTTACCCATTAAGCGATAAATCCTTGCTTTTGAGCTTCGCTGCGCAAAAGGCCATAAACAATTGCGTTTGTCTTCCCATTATAACCTTTGCGCAATACCCCCTCTTTTCTGAAGCCAAGGCGCTTGACAAACCTCTGCGAGGGCTTGTTTGCTTCGGAGATAACGGCGGTTAGCCTCTCGCACTGCGCTTTGTTAAAAACATAATTCAACAAAGGAGAAATTATATCAATTTTCTTCACGCCCCCAGTTGGCTGAGCAGCAAAAATAACTCTCATATCATTCCCGTAGGGCATTTCACGAAAGCCATTAAACACCGCGCCAGCCACTGGCTTGTCACCGTCCTTTACTATGCCCAACGCAACGCAAGGAGCCAACTCGCGTGGCGTAATTTCTTCCCCGATCTCTTGCATTCGTTGACAGACCCAGTTTGCAACCAATGGATCGTTGACACATTCCACCGTCATCTAATTAACCCGCCTGGCTCGAAAATAAATGTTGTTGATGTCCACGATACGCTATCTCTCGACACGTCCAAACTTAGGCGTGGGCTCATGCAATACCCAAGCGCGTTTTCGCGATAAATTTGATCGAAAGCCGCGCGTTCAGGGCTCCATGTTGCATCATTCCAAACAGAGCCCGCGTCATCCCAAACGTAAGTTTCTCCGCCTGTGCCCACGGTTCGCGTCTGTCCGCGTGACACTGTTTCGAAATCCGCCCCCACATTCAGGCGCAGCGGTGGCAAAATCGACGTGATGAAAATCGGGCGCAGCATATTAAGTTTTTTCAGCTGGCTTCGATTGCCCAAATAGTTATAGGCCTGCTGAACATCCATCCCTATGAGCGCGCCATTGTCATTGTTGGCGCTGTCGAATTTGTGCACTTTCCCAGTGTTGTCACCGAAATACATGTCTGAGCCCAAGCGGCCCCAAGAGCCCGCAGGCATTGTCCACTTGCACCACGCCCCTGTGTCGATGTTCATGATATGCTGCTCGGATCGAGACGCACTGAACGGGACATTGACAATCAGCATTTCGCCGCGGCCGTACAGGGAAACCTGCCAATCGTCCGCAGCTCCCTTGACACCGATTGCTGTCAGAACCGCTGGGTTTATCTTGTCGGAAAGCAGATTGGCGCGATTTGTGGCCGAACCAAACGGGAGAACTCGGCTCAGCGGCTCATAGCCGCGATCTGTGACAACTACAACTTCACTATCAATCTGCAGAACACCGCGACGGCTAAGTGGGCGACCGATCTTGAACACGCCGACGCGCGACCAGTTATCCGCATCACCGGGATCGCTACCGGCGTAGACAACAGCGTCACCGCTCTCAAAAATGAACACTATGAAATCATCAGGCCCGGCACCGCCGTCACGAGATATGGAAGTGACGAGTTTGAGTGAGCCGCCGAATGTTCCTGTTAGGCCAAGATCAAACTTGCTAAGCGTTCCCGTGACAGCACCTACGCCGCCGTACCAAATTTCTTGAGTGTCTTTCTTTATCGCATAAATTCGGCTTTTGTGCGTATGGACATAATTGATATCAGATAACGTTAGGCCTGTGAATGTGGCGTCAGCGATAGTGCTTCCGTCATACACTTGAAGCGTGTCAACTCCATTTGTCAAAAATTGTTTGCTGTTAAGTGTTGAATGAACAAAATAGATAGCATCAGTGTCAAGCCCCGTCTTTAGTGATGTGGGTGTGCTCGTTGATGTTTCAAAAATCTTGCCATTTACGCAGGCCAACAGCTTATTTGCAGTGCCAAATTCATATTCAATGAGAGAGCCAACAGGCGTGCTCTCGCCCGTCGCGCAATGTTGCGTAAAGCCAGGACGTGAGCGCACACCGCCACGGCCTGGAAAAGCGTTTTCCATTGTTATGGCATCAAGCGCCGGCATGGTGTCAATGCTGTCTCGCGCATTCCAACCGCCTGTTGGGCTAGGAATAGAGCGCGAAATAGAGGAGCGGCCGCCCCTGATGTCCCTCAATGGGCGCATAAGCATGGAATGCGCCTCACTGTGCTTCTCGCAAGGCGCGAGCAATTGTGTCCTGCCTTAATTGCGCGTCTAGTGCTGCAGCGCTGGCTGTCGCGGGAAGGCCGAATTTGACGCCGCTGTCACGAAGTGCTTTTAACGTCGCGACGCGATCACGGCCTTTGCTGTGGCCGGTGGCATGGCCAAGCTTACGCAGCTCCGTCAAGTAGGCGTTGACGTTCTCTTTTGACATCGAGGCGCCGCGCAAGGGTATTCCAAGCGCAACAGCGTCAACGCCCTCACCGCTTCCATTTTGTTGCCACTTCTGATAGTATGCTTCTTTAATTCGATCTTTTTGCTTTTGGCTCAATGGGGGTGGTTTTGATGACGCAGATTTCTGAGCTTTCTGAGGCGTTTGAGGCTGCTGACGCGCTTGCGTGCGAGCTGCGGCAGTTGCAGTTGCCTCAGGTTGAGCAGGTGCTGCGTCATCTATCAAGCTGCCTACAGGCTGAGGACGAGCAGCTGACGCCTGAGGAAGCTGCAGCGGCTGAAGCGAGGGCTGAGCAGGCGCGTAAGGAATTTGCTTGCCGCTGGTAGCCTGTCCGCCAATCACCTTTGCATTCTGCTCTGTTGCACGCAAATCCTCCAAAACATCTTGCCGGCTTGCTCGCTGGTTATCCAACATCCGCATGTTTTCGAGCTGATCACGGGTGCCGCGAAGGCGTTCCGCCTCAACTTGCTTTGACATGTCACGAACTTGCTTCGATCCCTGAACCGCGGCCGCATTCGTGCCGCGCAACTGCTCAGCGATAACAGCGTTGACGGCTGCCGCATCGTCAACAGCACCCTTTCCTGACATGCCGCCATAGGCCTGCGCGCGCGCAAGATTGTCACCCCTTGGCGTTGCAGTGCGGCCCATGTTCACGGCCTTGCCAATCATAGCGCTGCCGCCTGCGATGGTTGCGCCTAGAGCGCCAGGCCCAAGCCAGCGCTCAACGAATTTCTCAGGCGTAAATGTCTCCTGAGCCGCCTCGTAGGCCGTGGTGCCTGGCGCTTGCGTGCTGTAATCGATGACGGACGGCAGCGTGTTCGCCGCCGTCATCGCGCTTGCGCCCGTCACAACCGGCGCAACCATAGCGCCGGCTTCTGTAAACCTGCCCGCCTTCCTGTCGCCGGAAGCTGCGACGCGATCAAAATCGCGCGCTGCCCGGCCTGCAGCTGCGGTGTCGGTAGAATTCAATTGGCCGCTTGCTCTCGCGCTATCGGCACGCTTAGCCGCCGCGTCAACCGCCCTTGAGGCTGCCTTTGCGGGCGCCAGCTCGTAGTTACGCAGCATGCGCGCCGTAACCTGTGGCGCAAGCCCGGCCGTTGCCGCAGCGATGGGCATGGCGTAATATGGGTAATCAGGATTGCGCTCAATAAAGGGTAGCTGCGCCTCATCGCGCTTTGCTGCAAGTTGCCTTTCAAAAGCCCCTCGCTCAGCCGCGGAAATTCGAGAGTTTTCGTATTCAGGGGCACTTATCTCCCTTAGCCGGTTTTCGATGTCTGAAATCTGGCTCTGAATGGTCTTATTGCGCGTCTCAATCATGCCGCGCGTATTTGCTCCATTCTTTCCATCAACAGTTAGGCCCAGTTCCTTTTGAAGCTTTCGAATGAGTGCAGTGTCGCGCGTATTTTTATCAACAACACCCCTTTTCAGGTTGCTTATTTGAGAGCGCAGCTTTTCTTGCTCACTCGCTATTGTGTCTCTAATCTCTTTACGACGTTGCGCCATGCCAGCTGACATGTCGTCACCCTGAGCATCAGACGAAAGCCACGTTGCTGCGCCCACGCCCGTTGCAGTTGTCCGCGGTGCCGCACCCGCCATTTTCGCCATTGGGCCGGCCATGGGGCCAGCAGCCCCAAGCATGGCCTTGTATCCCGTGTCAGCATCAACGGCGCCGTGAACGCCGCCCACCGTTTCATCAAGCACATCGCTGCCCGCCAGGAAGCCTGCGCCAGTGCCCGCAGCCGCAAGCGCGCCGCCCATGGCCGGGCCAAGCGCAGCTGCGCCAGAAAGCGTTTGCCCCATAATCCCAGCCGGATGTGATGCAGTTTTTTCTCGCCAAGCGTCACGGCCTTCCGGGCTAACGGCACCGTAGATAGCACTTGGAATGTTGCCAGGATCGGTAAGGCCCGAGATCAGAGCTTCGCGAGCGGCCTGAGATTGGGCAGGATCAATAGGCGCGGGTTGCGCTGTTGCTGCGTAACCCTCGGGATCAGATGGCCGCGACTGCTGAGCGGCCAGGGCAGCGGCTTGCGCAGCCTTTTCTGCCTCCCCCTTCCGCAAATACTCAATCATAGCGTTGCGTTGAGCGTCCATCAGAGGTTCCAATTTCCATCGGGGATATAGCCTTGCGTCAGCGCCGTTTGAGGGCTGGGTGTAAGGCTAACCGTTGTTTTCGGCGTATCGCTTCCCCTTAGCTCCGCAAGGTGCGCTTCATACTCTCTAAATGCCTCGCCATATTCCAATCCGTTGGCCCGAAGCATTCGCCACTTCAATCCCAAGACAAGTGCCCAATCATCGAAAAGAGGCCTGTCTGTGTCAGCCTCAAAAACAGCTCTTTTTTCTAGCCCGTCCTCGTCTTCCCAGCAATATTTTGACACGTACTCAAAATAAATTTGATCACCCGCCGTTGGGTTTCCAAACAAATACAAGCCATTTCGACGAATGCGAAAATGATAATCAGGCGTTATTGCAACTGATGCCTTAGCCGCTGCCCACGCCGTCGGATTTACGTTGCCGTAAACTTTTCTATTTTGAGAGCGGTTAAAAACAGTGTCTGGGCAAATCCTAAGCAAATCTGGCCAAGTTGTTCTGATATTGGCAATTTGAAGCTCATTCGCTACAGTTGTGAAATCAGCTTCTTCACGCAACTCTTGCCAGTTATGTCGCTTCGCGATGTCACGCATCGCAAGCTTCAACTGTGCACGCATTTGCTTAGGCAGATCGTTTGTCGCAGACACAAGAGCGAGCGGCTGAGAAATGCCGATATCGTCAGCTACCTGCTGAGCGATTTCTAGTGCTGTCATTCTCATGCGCGCTCACCCAAATATTTACGCCGCTTGGCTGTCTAGGTACTCATCAATGATATCAATTGCCGCATCCTTGGACGTTACGGGTGCAGCTGTGATCGTCTCGCAAATATCTTTGAGGCGTGGCAGGGACAACCTGCGCCAATTGTCGGGAATGTTGATTACAGATTTAGTTTCTGGAATTTCCTGCGGAACGGTTTCAACAGGCTCAAGCGCCTGGCCCGCATTTGCGCCAGACAACTTGCGCTCCGCAGCCTCTAGCCGATCAAGCGCGCCTTGAAGCTGATCTTTAAGCAGAGCATTTTCCTTGCGCCGCTCTTCATTTTCCCTCACAAGACGAATGGGCGTTGCGCCCTTCTCTGCAGCCTCAAGATAGGCTGTAGCGCTGTCTCGAAGTTGCCGCGCTCCCATCCCAACTCTTGTCAGCTGATCGTCCGTCAAAGAGGCGATTTGCTCCACGGTGAAGATATTCAACGCCTTAAGCGACGCACATTGCCCTCGCGACAGAAGCGGCCAATGATCGATAGGCAGCCCATTTTCTGCCACTTCCTCACCCTTCACAAATTGGGCGTACTCGCGCGGGAACTGCTCCCGCACCGCGTCATTCACGTATTTCTCGACAACGCTAAGCCTGTCGCCTGGAATAACAAGTTTAACCTTCTCAACCGTTCGGAAATAGGGGCGGCCCAATTCCGCCGTCATTGCCTCATCATATTCGTCGTCCCGATAAAACATCGGGATCACCCTGCCACTGCCCTGCGTGGGCGGCGCGGACGTGTTTCCAACATCCGGCAAAGGCGGGCTCATATCGCGAGTAAAGTGGTGCGTATTGTCCATTGTGAAATTCGTTCCTTTCGAGGGGTGCTGCAAAGCTTCTGCAAGCAGCAAACATGTTCGAAAATAAAGGCGCGCGGGAACGCATCACCTATCCCGCACGCCTGGCTTGTGCACCAAACTTAGTTGGTGGATGTTACGACGGGGCGATCAAGAACACCCACAGCTGTCGCTGCTGCACCACCCACGGCGGCTTCAAGAGCAATGCCGGAAATATTCTTGGTGCCTGCGCCTGCGGCATCGTCAAGCTCGCCGGCCGTCGTGGTTGTCGTGACGGGCGCGTTCGCAGCACAGTTCGCGGCGGCCTGAATGGCATCGCACTTGCCTGCGCGTTGAAGCCAACCGTACTTGCCGGAAGCGATAGCCACAGGAGCAACGCCAACGTGACGGCCATAGGCGCCGTTCGTGTTGGTAATCTCCTCAGCGCCCCAATCGTTGGCAATCTGACACACATAGCCTGCGGCAATTGCGTCATCAGCCTCGACATAGACAAACTCACTTCCCAAATCGCCACAAACAGTAGTGCCAAGGGGGAATTCTGCGCTGTCATCGACGCGGTTGACGTCAATGCCCAGCTCCATGCTCAAAACGTTTCGAGCTGTCGTCATATGTTTTTCTCCGAGTTAAAGTAAGCAGCGGCCGAAGCCGCTGCTTGTTCTCTTTCGTTAGACGGTAATAACGGCCTGCAGAGAACGGTTATTAGTTGTGAGGTTTCCTGCCCAACCAATGAGCTTAACCATTGCGTCCTGATTGGTTGCAAACCGATCCGGCGAAAGCGGAACCATGTTGCGAGCCGAGTGGGGACGATAGAAAAGGTAATTGGTATTCAGGAAGTACATGTGCGCAGAAGGTGCGTCACCACCAATACCCCCATCGGGAACCACATCAGCGCCCTGGAATTTGAGGTTTTGGAAGCCAGCTTCTGCAAGGCTAGCGCTTGAGAAACGCTGCAGCGCCTGCAGGCTTTCCCAATATGCGCGATACGCCAGGTTGTCGGCCATGATCAAATCGCAAGCATCACGATTGCGCATCGTGGCAAGCCAGGTTTCATTCATGGCAGGCTGGACGTTCGAAGCAGAAAACGCACCGCCAAGCGATTTCTTGTAGTTCTGCCAGAACGTCCAAGTTGAGCTGTCGATGCCGCCGACGGTTCCTGTGCCCGTGTCAGACACGAGAAGCTGCAGGCCGCCAATCTGCTTGCCACCATCAGCAGTGCCATCCGAATAAACATCGTTTGACATCTGGTTGATCATAGTGGCTTCAGCATTTTCAATGCGGCTTTCAAGTAAATCAATCACCTGCTCAGGGCCGGCATTCTGGAGCATTTCAAGGCCAGAAATGGTGATTGCTACAGCGGCCTGCTTAATGCCAAATTCAGCGGCCGTGAAAACATCAGATGGACGGATGTCCAGCTGTTCATAACCGCTATAGCGCTTGTATGTTTGGTTCTCAGCGTAGCTGATTTCTTGAACGATAGAACGCCCACCGGAAATAGGCTTCGCCTTTCCGCGCTGCTTCAGGCGCATGAGCAACGCGGTATTGCCCGTGAAGTTGTCAGCCAACTTCTTAGAGCGGTTGCGAAGTGTAGTTGTAACAATTTCACCGAGATTGGGGCTCGTCATGGTAAATCCTCCGTTAATGAAGCCCGTTAAGGTTCAAGCCGGGACGGTTTGCCATGCAGGAGCCCAGAAAAGCAGTAAGCCAAAAGCAAAACTGCTAAAGCGCTCATATTGCCGGTTGCTGTCGGCTTAGTTTCGTAAAGCTAGCTGAGCGGGCCTAAGCATATCGCTCAGTTTTGTTCTTTGAATATAATAACGCATTAGAAATCCACGCGTGCGCCCAAGATTTAACGGTTTAGGCGCACGCGTCATTTGCCTTATACGCGTCCACGATTTTCCTGCTGTTGCCAGGCTTTTGTGATCATGGATCGAAGATCGCCAGAAGTATCGTCCGCTGGCGCGGAACCAACATTGACGCCTGACGTGGGTAGGCTAGCGCCGGCTTTTCTGGCAGCTTCCGCTTCTGAGCGGCGACGCGCTTCGGCTTCTCGCTCCCATCGCCTCTGTATTGTTTCCATTTGACGCTGCGAATATTCAGGATGAGCGGCCACTGCGGCGCTGTAGGCCTGCTCAAGCTGCGCGTTAGGGTTAGCATCCATGATTGCAGCCATGTCGTGACGAACATCCTCGAAAAACGGATATTTTGGATTACCGCTATCGTCCGTCATGCTTGCAAACTCTTGAATGCTTTGCTCGCCAAGTTGTGACGCATAGGCTTGCTGCTGCGTCATTTGCGTTGATGCATGCTGCGAAAGCTGGCTAACCTGTTGCCGAAGCTGCGCCAGCTCCTGCATAAGAGCTGGCGGCATCTGAGCTTGCTGAGGTGTCTGTTGCTGTTGGGCGGGCTGCTTTCCCTCAACCGTCTTTTCAAATTGATCAACAGGGTTGCCGGCCTGATCAACAACTTGAACAATGTGCTTTTCAATTGGTTCGGGCGCTTTTATGCCAAATTGCTCCGGTGTTAGGCCGCGTTGCTGCATAAACCACTGCGCGAACTCGGCTGGCTTGGCTGCCGCAAAATCGCTTAGTGCAAAAAGCTGTTGCAAAGCACGTGCGTCGTCAAGGCCCTGCATCTGCCAGCCCTGGCGCCGCGGCGCAATCATCTGCTCTATGCCATCGTAGCCGCGAAAGCGCGCTTGCATTTCTTCGCGCTCTTTGGCTAGCGCCTGCATCCTCTGCGTAAAGGTGCCTTCAATGCCTTTGTTGCGATTGACAAGAATTTGCTGTGCCTTGCGAGCAGTTTCGGCGTGCTCTGGGCCTAAAAGCTGTTCCAAGGCGTCGAAGGTGTCTTTTTCTTCCTTCGTCCACTTAACGGGCGGCTCAACATCCCCCTCCTTCTTTGACGTAACGGCTTCATCTTTTTTCGCTTGATCGCCCGTCCGCTCGTCTCCCTTGGCGCTATCGTCGCCTGTTTCCTCAATCGAATTAGGGGCGGCCCGATCATCGCTGCTTTCGGGAACCTTGCCCTTGAGCGGGTTGTCTTCGGCGAATTGATCACCGCGCTGAAGCAAATCGTCAGCAGAAACATCAGCGGGAGAGCTACCGCCAAAAGCTGAAACTAAATCTCCACGCACGGAACCCTCTTGAACTTCAACGGTTTCTGTGTTGTTAAGTGGCATTATCAAAATTCCTTTCGAGGCCTTCAACAAAGCTACGCAAGCCGCAGGCATGTTCGATATAAGTTACAAATGGGAAATGTTCGATTTAAGTTACATCGGCGCGAACCACGTCGCCTGTCTTAATGTTTTCTGAAACATTTACGGGCGGTAAATCACTAGCGTCAGGCTCGGGTGCCTCAATAAAGCCCTGCTCAACTTTGTCGTAAGCTTCTTTAATGTCTTCCGCCAAAGAGGCTTTAGCCGCCCTTGCCGTCTTTTCTTCCGCAGATGCTGTGTCTATTTTTTCGTTACCCAATTCAATGCAATCATGCACTTTTAAATGCTCTTTGTGCGAGCTGCGGGACGTAATCATTTCACCTGTAATAGGGCTTTTGTACTCAACGCGATCAAGAATAATCTGCGGCATTGACAAATCAGATCGTTTGGACGCATCCCCACGGGCCCTACCGTGGTTCCACCTCTTGATAGCCCGTCCGCGAACGCGCTCAGCCGGCCCTAGGAAATCCATATCAAGGCCTGAAAGGGAAATTGCCACTACCTATCTCCAGTGTTATTTTGAGCTGCGGCGCGCTGTTGAGCCTCAGCTTTTGCCAATTCTGCTGCTACCTTCTCCGTGTGCTTGGCAGAATCAAGCTCGCGAGTGGCATGCCCCTCAGACGCCTTGGCTTCAAGCGCTGCAATGTGCATTTCGCCGTCAATCATTTTCTCAGCCTGGCGCGTGGCGCGCTCTTGGGCCTTATCGCCCGCTTCACCATCTATCTTGAACAGCTGGATATCCTGTCCGCGCTTCGCTGTTTCTGCGTTCAGGTGCGCAGCTTCGCGCTGCGCACTAACTTGGGCCGCGGCCTTTTCGTTGTCGGAAACAAGCTTGGCTTCGCGCGCTTTGGCATCACGCTCCCTGCTCTGAGCGTCCACCCGAAGACGGCCAAACTTCTCTTGCGTTTCCATTTGCACGCGCTGGTCATCCACCCGGACGCGATTTTCTTCAATTCCAAGCCGGCGCTCGTCAAGTTGCAGTTTTTTGTGCTCAATCTGCAGCTCTTCAGGCGATTTTCCTTGTCGCTGCGCATTTGGATCAGTGCCAGGCCCCTCGCTCAGAACCTTTTCAATAGCTTCCTCAAGCTGCGCCTCCATGGTGCGGCCAATCGGGAAGCCGCGAACACCAAACATAAGCAGCTCAGCGATAACGGGGCCAAAGTTCGGAGCTGTCTTAGCCATCTCCATGGCACCAGTTATGTATTGCCCAACGCTTTGTAAGAATTGCACGCGCTGTTGTTGCTCTGCTGATTGCGCCTGCCCACCAAGTGTCTCGTTGTCGATCTTGATGCGAAATCCGCGCGTCACATCGTTACGGAGCAGGCTGAGCGCAGCGTTAAAGCGCTCCTCATCAAACACCGTCTGCGGCGGACGCGGGGGCTGCCCTAGCGCCTGAGCTTGCTGCTCTGCTTCTTTTGTGAATACCTGCTCGGCACTCGAAAGCGCCTTGATCTCTTCATCGCTGTAGTGCTTGCAGATAAGCTGAGCTTTGATCTCAAGAAGCTCGCGAGCATGGCGAGCAACCATCCTTTGGCGCTTGCGAAGACGCATCGTTGCGAAATCGCCTTTAACCTCTTGGGCGCGAGCCGTTTCGCGATAATCAGAGGCCCCGCGTACAATATCGCTAATGCCTGTAACTTCGTACAGCTCTTGCATGAGTTGGCGACGATGGGCGCTCAACTCTTTTACAACAGCAATGATTTCTGCAAGAGGAAGAAAATCAATTGCACCCTTAAGCCCGCCACGCTCTGCAAAAGCTGCCCAACTATCGACGGGAATTAACTCATTCTCGTTTGTCTGCCTCACTATGCGGGTGATTTCCTCACCCATGGCGCTGTCATAGCAACCTGCCACGCGCAGCGCGGAAACGAGCAGTTTAAGCCGCTGCGTAACTTCGTCAATTTCGTCAAGCGTATCCTGCACCGTGTAATACAGCGGAACGGGAATAAGGCTTTCCGGTGTGGTTGTGCCGTACATTGGCTTGGGGCATGGATAAAAGCCCTCCAAGCCGTAGATGTCATCTTTTTTGTCCAACACGCTGTCATGAAAATCTGGGCAAATCCAAATCACTTGACGCTTTGATCTGTCCCAAATTTCCCAAACTCGCGCCCGCCCAAAGAGCCCTTTAAAATCGTCAGGCTCACGGGCGGCAACATTTGTCATTCCGGTTCCGGGCTTAGGGCTCCTGTCCGTATATTGGAGCTTTTCAGCAACATCTTCGCCAAAGCGTTCCTTCGCCTCGCTGTAGAGCATGGGGACAAGACGCGCCACCCAGCCAACATGCCTCCAATCCGAAACCATTTCGTGCAGAAAATCCTTGAAAAGCACGTGCGTTACGTCGCACTCTTCGCCCACCTTCACTTGATACTTCTCGCGATAAAATCGGCCGCCCTCATCCTCTCCAAGCTCGTAGCCTTCAGGCAGAGCCTTCTCATCGGGCAGCTCGCTTTCTTCAGTGAAATATTTTTGCTCAACAGACGTGCGAAGCTTGAAAAATGGCGTATAGCGCACCCATGTCGTGCCGCGCGCTGTTAGCTGCAGATCGTCAACGGCCTTATCTAGCGCGTCGTAAGTGTCATCGCCGTCCGAGCCGTACGAAAGGACGCGCTGCAAGATGAGAGAAGCATCGCGCGCAACACTGTCTCGATCTGAGAAACGCCGCTTCACAAACGGCCGCGGCATCTCCATAAACAGGTGCGGCTTCTCTGTCTGCACCAAGCTCCAAAACACGTTATAACGACGATAATCGTTCGGCCGGCCGTTATTCGAGTGCTGCCCATCATGTCTTTCGTCTCGATAGCGCTCAACAATGCTTTCAGAGCGCTTCCGCCATTCGTCGAAACGTTTTTCCGTGCTTTCGATCTCTTTTATCCACCTCAGCGCTTCTCGCTTCTCAGGCGGCAGCTTGTCCTCAAGCTCAGCTTTGTTTTTTACTTGCTCCGCATTTGGAGAAGTGTCGTGAGGTGTATAAGCCATTAATGCTAAATCCGGTGCCGGGGCGCTTGGTGCGTCGCCGTTTTCCAAACATCATTCATTGTAACGTGAGTGATATCCGTCATTTTCTTCGCTTTTGCAGGCGTTTTTGCTGCGTAAGGGCGGCTCATGCAGCCATAGCGCACAGCATCGGGTGCGTGATCTTCGCCGTCTGTGTCGCAATCTTCCGGGTTTTTTTCGTCGTGCTGCAACATCGGCAGCGTTCTAATGATGTGTGGGCAGCAATCCATGAAATAAATCATCGGATGCTTGTCACCATGCATCTCGTGTTCTTCACCAACGAGTCGAGCCCGTATCGTATCCCAGCCCGATGTCCTGCTATTGTCTCCGCGGCGAAACATCACCTTGCCACGCACCTGGCGCGATCCTCTGAAAATGCGCTCCGCGATAGAATAGCCCCCGTCCTGCGCAAACGCGCTGGGATCAAGAACGCCATAAGTTATCTTGGGATCGCCCTTTTCGCGCTTGGCAACACCCGCGCCCACTTCCTCCGCGAACATGCGGCAGCCCTTGTTGGGAATGAAGTTGCCCGCATTATCCTCATCACACCCGTACCACTCGCGATAGAAAACAAGCGCGCCTTTGGGGATGAGCTTGCCGCAGGGTGAATTCCACGCTTCTGAGGCAACGGCCACCCAATAAATTGCGAATGGCGAAGCTGATCCCCAATCGCCGCATCTGAAGCGCATCCACCAATCAGGAGGTGAGGTTGAGCGAATAACGTGCTTGGGAACAGAAAATTCGGGAAAATACGCGCCGTCTACAATGTTCCAATCGCCCGTAAGCCACGCCTTTACAAGCTGCTCCGAGCCGGTCTGCGCTAGGCGGCCAACATAGCCAGGATCACTCTCAACAAGTTTTTTATTGTCTGTCACCTTTGACGGAATGAAGGTGCGATAAACACTCTTTTTTATCAGCTCGTTTGTCTTGGGATCGAGCGTGTCCACTTCTTCGCCAATGATCTTGTAGCCAAGCGGCGAAGGATCGATGTAGCGCGCCTTAACCCAAGCGTGTCCAGGGCCACCGGGGTTTGCCGTGGCAATCATCTGACAGGGCACGCCGTGCGCAGAGCGCAGAATGCCCTTCAACTTCATGACGGGGCCAGGATTCGGGAAGTTTGTCAGCTCTTCGAAGACGATGCACTGAACGTTCCAACCCTGATATTTCTCAGCGTCGCTATCGCGCTCCAGGTGGCGCATGAGAATTTTTGCGCCATTCTTGAACTTCCAAGTTTTCTTTGCTTCCAGCCACTCAGCGTCATGAAGCGTATAAATCTCTTTGGAGCGTGCGATAACCCCGTCTAGCTGCGTCAGCTCGCGCCGAAAAAATATGCCTGTGAAATTCTTGCCGTAGCGCTCGGCCATAATGAGAAGCTTGCCAAGCGCAGCATCCGTCTTCCCACCGCCTCTAGCTCCCCCGTATAAAATCTCCTCAACCGGACAGTGAACAAACGCAGTTTGCGGCCCCGCTTGAGGCCGCCAACTGAAATTCACATCTTCCTGATCTTCGGTGTAAGGATCGGAGCTAGCAGACAGCATAAGCCCATAATACGAGGGCTAGAATGCAAAATTGGATCACGGCGCAGGGACCGAACCTGCATTGTCGCATTCAAAGTGCGGTGTCCTACCAATTAGACGAGCCGTGAAAGACTCAATTCAAAACAATCGCACTTGATACGTCAGAGGCAGAGGGCGCGCGAACCTGCCTTATCATCTCCTCAGCCATACGCATGCTTTCGCGTTGAGTTATCAGCACCTTGACGGCCGGGCTAACGCTCCTCAGCGCAGCGAGGCTCATTGTCAACCGCGCCCCGCGGTGTTGCTGCATGATCTGCGCGTCTTGCACGCGCCGCTGCTGTGTCTGCGCCCTAATGTCCTTCATGATCCCTCAAATGTGTTGTATGACGCGGAAAAGAGAGAATATTGCTACAAATGCAAAGACGTAACGCATTAACCATGCAATATTCGGAAAAGCGCCGACTTCAATAAGGCTGCTAGCTCGCCCGGCTTCAGGTTCGCTAGCGCCACCAATATGATTGCTACGATCCAACCTATTCGCCCCTGCCACTTTCGCGCCCAAGCCTTCCACCACTCTAGGGTTAGACAACCCTGTTCGTGCATTGACATCAGCGTATCGCTGATCAGGGCTATGTGCTCCGCTTGCGTCGCGGCGGCCTTGGCTTGCGCTTCCATCGCCTGAGATTGTTGAGCCATTGCTGCGCTTAAGTTCCGCAGCAAGTTCTCGTGCAATTTCTCTTGCGATTGCTTTGATATCGCCGTGCCCTTGGGAGTGCGTGTTGTCTTGCGTGGCATGCTCGACATTCATTTTGTTCACTTATCTATGCAGCGTGAATTGCCATTATCCCAAACTGGCGCATCAGGGCCGCACCCAAAGAAAGTGTGCCAGAAATCGGCACTGTTATAGCCAATTACGTACAGCAAGCCATATGCTCCCGTCACAACATAAACCCACTGGCGCCCAAAGGCGCGGCGCAGAGCGGGTGACATGGCGATAGCTGTGCCAAACATCACTCCAAACATAGGCGCGGCAGTTAGCCAGGCAAAAACGTTTTCTAGCTTGTTTCCGACGCCTTCGTAACCCAGCTCTTTAATTACGCGCCAGGTGTACCAATAGAGCCTGTGTATGCCCCAGGAAATTTCAAAAATGGCGCTTCCCAATAGCACCCAAGGCATAACTTCCGTGCGCGCTTCACTGTCAGCGAAAATAAGACGCCTAAACCCGCCATATTCTCTCAAGAGATAAAGCGCCGTTGCGGCTGTCAGAAAGTTACCTATGCCAACAGCGAAGTTCTGCCCTGCGACAGCTCTGTCAAGGGTTATGAGCGTGGACAACGGCTCAATGCCGATTAAGGTTCCTGACGCGGTGAATGCAATGTACGCAAGAAAGCTCGCCATAATGGCGTAAGGCAGCGCCTCAAACCAATGTTTCCTAAACCAGCTGTGTACGCGAGAAAAAACCTGCATTTTTATTTTACAATTCTTGCAATGTCTTTTAGGGAGTTTTCGTTAAAAACCTCACCCAGAACTCTGTACACGCGAGCTTGCGTCGCTTTTGTCGTGTTGACACTGATCCGCGGCCAATTTTTCTGCAGCCAATCCCACTCAGAAATGGATGCGGGAGAATATCCGCTGTATGAACGGCTTGCTCCCATCCAATCTGCCACCATCTCGCGCACGAAATGCTCGGGCATGTCAATCGGCGTGACGCGCTCTGCGCCGCTCTGCAGCTTGTTCCCGCTGCGCGTAACCCAATATTCCCAATGGTGCGGGTTTACGTTTTGGTGATGCAGCCAAGCGCGTGCAAACGCCTCATCGTTGCCGGTTTTGTCGCCGTGAAACTGGCGGGCGTACGGCAGAAGTTCGCTTGGCCCGAACTTGGAAAGATCATGAATAATCAATCGCCAAATCGGTACCTTTGTTCTGAGGCCTGCCATGAGCACAAAATACTTGTGCTGCAAGGTTGCCCAGACAAACTGAAGAACTGCTTTAATGTCGCGTTCCATAAAATCGCCTAGAATATTATACGTTTCGGCCCAAATGGGCGGTTTTGTATTTTCTATTATACAGCTTAGGCAAGCCCTGCTCGGGTTGCGGCCTGCTCCGAAATGTGACGGGTGCACCTCATGCACGCATCCTCCAAGTGCGTTTTCGCTATGCTCAGCTCGCGTGAGTTGCCAAGGCCGTCAACAAACGCCCAAACGTGCGCAAAGGCCGCTCGCGCTGCCTCCATACGCGTCAATTCATCATCACTCAGCTTCACGCCAGCACTTGGAAACATGGCGCGCTCGCCAAGCTCAACGCGCTTCATATGATCGGAAATCATTTTGTCATCCTTTCAATTCTTGCCTCAAGCTCGCGAATGCGCCTGCGGCTGAATTCAATCTCTTTTCTGTTACGTGTGCGCTGGCGACGCTGAATATCAAGCGACGCACGTAACTGTGAAATCTCACGAAGCAGTGCCTGCTCACGAGGCGCGTTAGGCAGCCGCTCTTGCATCTTCCTTGGCCTTCTCTGCAGCCTCTTTTTCTTTGGCTTTCACAAATCGGCGGATGCGTTGCCCGGATTGATGGGCAGTGTCAGCAGGGCCGTAGATGCTGCTATAAAAGAACAGTTCATCCCCGTCAAACGCGGACAGTTCAAAAAAAATCGTTAACGTGATCGTCGTTAAATACCGTCGAAAAAGTTGGGCGCATACTGCCCCTGCACTTTATGAACAAATGGCCAATATCGTCCCACGCACCGATCAGGCCTTGCCGCCTGAAATACGGATCGAGCGCTGCATGTCCAGCAATACATGCCTGTGTGCCGCAAGCTGTTTTGTCGCCCCATGTGCCGATGCTAAATTCCTTCCGCAGCTTCGGGAGCCCTTCATAAGCGCCCTTGCGCTGCATAAGATCAACTAAACGCAGCAACAGCCTTTTAGTTCTCTTGTTCATCATCAATTCCCCGCAATGAAATAAAAATGGCACTCGTGGAACGCGTGCAGCCCACCCCCTCTTGATCTGTCAGCGCCCCTGCAGTGACGCATTAGCCGGCGCGCTTTCCGGCAAATCAATCAAGCCTTTAACTTCTGCTGCTCGACACCCCCCAAGGGATTGCTTTAAGGTGACGCGCGCCACGAGTGCCAAATCGTGTTACGCAAAACCCTCTTTTTCGAAATCTCGACGCATGGCATAAATCGCGTTTGCCACTTGCTTGCCGTCGCGGCCGGCCTGAATGCTGTAGCGCTCGCTGTGTGAACGCCCGCCCTTGCGCACCGTCAAAACAACCTCAAGCATTCGCTCCTGTAGGTGCTCTGCAAAGTGAATTGTTGTTGGCATGCAAGAAAAGAACTTCTCAGCAATGGCCTCAAGCGCCATGAGCTTCAGCGTGTTCAGTTCCTCTGCCGCATCAATCATCTTTTCCGATAGCTTACCCATTCGCTTTCTTCCTTCGCTTTCTGACGCGCAACTGAGGTTCCAACACGTTTATGGTGCCGCAGCTTGGGCACCTGAGAATGCGCTCTATTAGGAGCGGTTTGAATTGAACGCGCGCATCGCACGCTCCGCACTCGACAAGCTGATAGCCAGGCGCAGCATGCCGTCTAACTCTGAGACGCTTTCTATTTGCGTATTGGGCAATCTCACTTTCAACGCAGGACATTGCGGTTTGCTCCAAGGTTTGCGATTTGGAGCTGCCGACAGGCTTCGAACCTGTAAGCTGATCTGCGGCAGCAATTGAGTGTGTTGGCGGCTCTGCTAACCACATGTCAGCTTCGCTTATCATCAGTTGATGTCCTTCACGTTCCGCCCCTCGTTTTCGCCTGAAGCGCCCTCGCCGCCGTCGTTATCTTTGTGCGGGCTGAACTGCTTGTGCCAATCTGTTGCTGTGTAGGCCTTGTCGTCTGGCAACGTGCCAACAACGTGCACCTTGTGCGTAACCTCAGCTTCGCTCTTGTCTTTCTCACCAAGACGCTGCTTGCGCATCCATATGTGCACCTGAGGATTGACGCGGCTCAGAAACTCACCGGCAGCACGCAGCTCAAGCTTGCCCATTGCATCGCCCTGCTCCCATGCTGCTGCTGTCGCTTCATCCTCCTTGATCTGCTTTCGCAGCCAATTTTCCGAGACGCCTATTGCGGCCGCCGCCTCAGCGGGCGTTGCGCCAAGCTTGGCCAGCTGCTGAATGAACACGCGCCCTGTATCGGTGAGCAGCATGCTCGGGTTGAGGCCTGGCACCACAGAGACGCGAGACACCAAGGGCTCGTCTGGGCGCACAATTAGGCCGGTGTCTGCAGCCGCTTCGCGCGTCTCGTCTAGCTCTTCCTTTTTGCCTTTCTTGCGGGGCATCTCATTCAAGCGCGATAGCTGCGCCATCCCTTCGTTGCGTGAAACTCAACCCGGCGCGCGGTGCCGTTCGCTGCACGAAACAAGCGCGAAAAGATAATTCGGCGGTTCGGTGTGCCCTTACGCTTTTTCATGAGCGGGCCTCAGCCGGATCAATTGCAAGCGCGTTAATTTCAGCATCGTATTTCCGCCCTACGCCATCCACGCGGATGCCAGTGTTCGGAAGAACCTGCACAGCGCGATCATCCCAAAGCTCAATCATTGCGAAATCTTTTGTGCACGTGATCGGGAGCGTTTGGCCAAGATGCTTGCGGCACCATTCGCAGATTGCGTGATGGACGAGCTTGGTTTCTTCGAGACGGGCCTGATCGCCAGGTGGGCAATATGCGCGCGCCGTGAAGATGCGCACTTCTAGGCCATCGGCCAGCCAACGCTTGACGCGTGCGAGCATTGCGGGCACTGGCTCACCGATGTGTTCAGGGCCGCGCCAATGATCGTAGTGCGCAAGCGTGCCGTCGAGATCGACGCCGATCCACCCGCTTGGCTTTCGCCTCACGGTTACGCCCCCGCCTCCGTCGCTTCCGTCGCTGCGCTCGCTTGCAACGTCGCCCGCTGCGTCAAGTTCATCTGCATTAAGCGTCATGGAATTCTGCTCGTGTTGTTCGGCCTGGCGTGAATAAACCGCCCCTGGCTTGTCATGATCAATCAGCGTGCAATCACGGCCGCAGCGCTTGCATTTTGCGCCGAGCGTGACGACGCGCGAAACATGCCCGTCATCCGGTTCGTGATAGCTTTCCTCGCCAAAGCTGCACTTGTTTACGTGCACATCTTGCTCAGCGCCGTGGCTTTCGCAGTGCCTGCACGCGAGCGCGTGACGCGGGACGCGCTTCAATCGCTTCATTCGCGCTGGCGATACGTTGAACCTTTGAAAGCCCATTAGTTCGCCGCCTGCGCCTCTGCGGCGCGTGCTGTGCGCGCAGCGGCAATGACGTTAACGAGCTGCGTATCTTCTTCGAGCAAATCAGTGCGCTCACTGAGCTTGGCGATTGATGCCTTAACAGCTTCGTGCTTCTGGCTTGCGTGCTCGCGATGCTCATCGAGCTTCTTAGCAGTGGCGCCTTCTCTCTCCGCAACCTCGTCAAGATCGGCATCGATCTCATTGATGCGCTCTTCGAGCTTGTGCATTGCCTTGTTGCTGTTGAAAGCAAGCTGCTTGGCTTCGGTTGCAACGCGCTCCGCGTTTTGAGCCAGCGCCTTCATGGAATTAAAGCTGTCGCCGTTTGCTTTCTCCAAAACATCCACACGAGACGCTAGGCGGTTGAGCGATTTCCAAATGGCGCCGTCAACTTCGGTTTTTTCCAGCCTCGCGATGCGCCCCGCCTGATTGTCAACGCGTACAGACAGCCGGCTTAGCAGCTCGTCATCTTCGCCCATGCGCTCAAGCAGCTCGTTATTGCGGCCGCTGATCATGGCAAGATGGTTCAACTCGCTTTCGAGGCGCGCAACGCGAGATGCGTTTGCAGTGCCAGCCGGGCCGATGCTCTCAAGCGCCTCGATGCGAGCAACGAGCAGCGCGTCGCCGTCAGCGCGAGCCACGTTGTCTTTGCAAAGCTGCTCTTCCATGGTTTCGAGCTGCGAAATGCGCGAGTGCTGGTTGCCGCTACCTTCCTCAAGCTCAACAATGCGCTCAGTTGCGGTTTTGAGCTGCTTGCGAAGCTCGATTGTGTCTGCGCCATTCTTGCCGGTTGCTTTGCCAGAAATTTCGGCAAGCGCTTTCGTGTCATCGCGTTCTTTTTTGAGAGCCTGCGAAAGCTTCACAAAAGTGATGGCGGAACCTAATACAAAATTGGCGTGTTGATTTTCGGCCTTCGCCAAGCGTTCCCGTAGATCGTTCACCTCAGCTCGGAGTGCTGATGCGTCAAGATCGTTGCGCGTTTGTGTTTCGAGAATGCTAACGCGCTCTTCGAGCATGTCGTGCTCAAATGTGGACGGGCGCTTTGCTTCCTTGTTAGCCTGCGTTTCCGCCAGCTCAGCATAAAATTCGTCATCTGCAGGCGCACCGATAGCTGTCTTCAAATCGCGACGCACGTCGGCGCTGTTGGCCCTGCGATCAAAATCATAGAACTTGTCCGGCATCTCTTCGCCGGAATTGGCGATGTCACTATCTGTCAGCTTTTCATAGCCAGAGAACCGGACATAAGGAGATTGCTTTTCCTTTAGGAGCTGCGGTGCGTCGAAACCGTCGCCAAGCAGGCCTATTTTTGCGTAGCTGGCTCTGTCGTCCTGATCCGCCTCAATGCGCCCAACCTCGGGTGAAACGTCTGGCTCCGTATAGCTGTCCTCAAGCGCTGTGATGCGCTGCTCGCGTTCGCGATCTCGTGCGCTGTTGGCACGTAGCTTTTCAAGCGCATCGCTCAGCTCAACGCTGAAACGTGTGTTTTCGTCAGTGTTCTGCTTGATGGCTGTGGCGAAAAGAGCCATGCGGCCCAAAAGAAAGACAGCGACGAGCGAAATGATGAGCGCGAGAATGGCGACAGCAAGCGGCAGATGTTCAAGCATTGATGGCCCCTAGGCGTGAGGTTGCGGTTGCAGCGCACCGTTAAATCTAACACGCAGGACATGCTTGACGCGCTCACCACGCATAAAACGCTATATTTTGCTCACCGTCAACCAAAAATGCTTGATATTTTGATCATTTCTTTGGGTTCATTGGGTTGCATCACCCTCAATCAGCATTGAGTGACGGCCGCTCAACGCGCTCGCGAACATTGCGCTTGCGGCCAAACCGCTGAACAGCCACCACGTGCAGCTGAAGCTGAGCGCCAGTGCGAGTGGCGATGGCGGCCGCGGAGTTGCGCAGCTGTCCAATCGGCAAGCTTTTTGTGCGCCAGGTCCTGCTGCTCGTGAGTTAGGCCATTTGTCCCGGCTGCGTGAACGCCAGAGCTGAGGCCTTCTGTCAAAAGCGCGTCATGTGCTGCGACGAATACAAAACCCCTTTCGCAGGTGTGATATTTTGCGGTTTCCGGGTGTTTCCACGTGTCATGCAAAACGTTCGTTGTGGGCACCTTGACGCGATAGCAATTCATCTGGGCGGCTCCGCTACAGCTTGAGCGGCTTCAAGCATTTTTAGGCAAAGCTGCTCGCGGCCCTCAGGGCAATTAATCGATATTGATATGTTGCTTGCGCTCGTGTGCTGTGCCACGCCAACTTGGGATGCGCTCCAAAGCGCAAATGCCGCCGTGGCAAAAGCCGCGAGCCAAATGATCGTATCTCTATTGGTTTTTTGCACTTTCATTTCCTTCATTGGTGTGCGGGCGCGCGCCGGGAACCTTGAGCCTCGCTGGCTTGGTTCTCCTTTCGGCGACACCCGTCCCCGTTGTGTTTCTGTGAAAATTCCCGCTGATGGAGCATGGTTGTTTGACGGGGTGGGGGTGTTTTCCCTGCCCCAATGTTGGGAATTTTCTGCAGAGGAACGCTAAGCCACTGTGATCTTTGGACAAATGTTTTGAGCAGTGTGTTCTAGACGGGAGCTAACGCAGGGCCATCACCTCCCCCACCGGCATATCCTCAGTGCACGCACATTCTCAGCGTTGTTGGCGTAATGTGTGTGCGAGCCAGCGTGCAATCGTGCACTTTTGGCTCATGCTGCGTATTTTAGTGCTCGTATTCTTGTAGGCGAGTGCACCAAAACCGCGCAACAGTCCCGCGCGTTAATAGCACACTTGCGAGGCAAATTGTAACAATTATGGCACGGAAACAGACAGGGCAAAGCGCAGCGCGGAAGACAAGCTCTCCCGAACTGCATGAACAAGCTTTGAAAAAGCGTTATGAATTCAGGCACTTGTTGCACGACGTGCTTGAGCAGTTCTGTGGAGAGCGCACACTTATGGCGTTCAAAAAACTTATCCCCAAGATAACCAAATACAATCGCAGTGGGCGCGCAGTTAGGGGCTTTGGCAGTGCTGTCATTCAACGGCGCATGGGTATCGCGCTTGTTGAGGCGCTTGAAAGAGAGACGCTGCACAAGATCGGTGAAATTCAAGGCGAGCTTGCGGAGTGGCGCAAGACCCAGGCCGACGTTGCGCAACTTAAGCTTATGATATCAGACAAAACTTGCGCTCAAATGATCTTTGATGGGCACAAATATCCACCCGAGATGGCCAAGCGGCACGGTGGCATGTCAACGGCCCGCGTCTACTCGCTTCTGCGCAAATCACGATAACTGTGTGCGCCATTGGCCACACTCGACACCTTGCTAATCAAACCATTTTGGTGCAGCCTTTTAGCGCCGATTTGGCAAAGCAACAGGCAAGGATGTCATGAAAATGAAAAACTCAATCTTGACGGCGTTGATGTGCGCCCTCACGTTGACGGGGGCGCTGGCTCACAACGCAACCGCGAGCGAGCTGGGCGGCGGTGGCGCGATGACGGGTGTGTTTCTCGGGTTTGGCGTCGGCGGGCAACGTGTGGAGGCGGACGCAACTGGCGTAGCGTCAATGAGTGAAACCGGCGCTATAGGACAGGCCGTCGCCATAGCTCAATATGATTTTGGCGGCCTAGTTGTTGGGGGTGAGGCGCAAGCGAGCTACGCAGATAACAAGGCGTCGGCCGACTGCTCAGCACCTATAGGATTTGCCGGCATCAACTGTGCATCGCAGCAACAGGTGTCCTTCGCGCTGCTCGGGCGCGTCGGCTTTGCGTTTGGTGGCTTTATGCCATATGCGACCGCTGGCTTTGCAGTTGCGCCAAATACATCGGCGGGATTGGAGGGCTTCGGTGTGAAGCTGTCTCAAGAACTCGATTACGACGGGAAAGCGTTCGGCGGTGGCGTTATGTGGCGCGCTGCCGACTGGGTTGCCGTAGACGTGCAGTATCTGAAAATTGATTACGACACTGAGGAGTTGTCAGTTCCTGCCATTGCGTTTTCACAAGACGTGGAAATGGAGGAGCAGCGCGTTGTGGCGCGCGTACTATTTCCGATTTGGCGTTAAAAAAATTCGCAATAACAGGCAAGGGCTTGTTAACTCAAGCTACGAGGCGGCGTAGGAGAGCTGTTTACTTTATTGCGGCCCAGCGCCTACGCTCCTCATAGCTTTGAAATCGGAGGTGCAATGATGGCGGCTATTCCGAATGTGTACGAATTGGAACCGGCCGGAAACGAAGATTATCACGTCAAATTGAACGGCCCGGCAATGGCATTGCTAGCAAAGGCCCTTGGAAGAATTGACAGAGCCAAGGGGCGGGAGCTGCGACGGGCGCAAATTGAATGCGAAAGATTGAGAGAAGGTAGGGGCGAGAACGATGGCAAAAGTGATGGCGAAGACAATGGGCGGAAATGCGACGAAAACACAAGCTGCACCGTCGCGGAAAAGGAGACCGAAAGCCGCCAAGGCAAAGGCCGTAACCAGCGTGGCGGTGGATATCTTGGGCGAAAGGAAAAGGAAAAAGAACGCAGAGCTGCCTGAGCATCGTCGCAGCACGTATCGCGATCCCGACATGCTTGAGTTAAGCAAACTTCTTGCAGAAGACACCCGGCCCTACTCAGAGATAACAAAGGAGTTTGGGGTTGTTTACGCCACCATGAAGAACTGGAGCGAGGAGGGCGAGACAAAAAGACCGCAGGCTGCAACGATGCGCGCGATAGCCAAAACACTCGGCTATGATTTCAAGCTAGTTCCCGTCAGCAAAAGGAGCAAGGGCAATGGCTCGAATGCTTGAATCGCTAATCAGCGTAATTAAACGATGGTTCGGGCGTAAACGTACCCAACACCATGCCCTTAACAACAACGTCGTCACCGCCAACCGAGACCTTTTCGCCATCGGTGAGGAGTGTCAGAGAATCGTCCGAAGCGGCAAGGGCGATGACATGCCTATAGAGGCGCCCAGAGACATTAGACACCATGTGATGAGAGCCAGGAACAATCGCGCCACCCTTTCGGACAGCCACCAAGCTGCCCTCGCTGAAAATACCGCCACAATCCTCGACAACACGAGCAACGAAAGCCTCGGGCTCGTAAAGATCAATTGGCATGGAAATCAAATGACGTTTGTGAGGCGGCAGTTTGGATTGCTCACGCCACAAGCCGGGAGCCAACTCGTAAGAGATGCGTAAGCGGCCGGGGATGCGGAGGGGCGCCAGCTCATCAAATGGCACCCCTAACGCCTCACCCGCGCGCTCTATCCAGTCTATTGATGTCTTTCTTTCCCCACGTATCAAACGCCCTATCTCTTGGTGTGACGTGCCCAAAATTCGGCCAAGCGCAGCCTGGCTGATGCCCAGCCGCTGGCGCGTTGCCTCCAGTTCATTCCAAGGCCGAAATTTTGGCAT